ACTCAGATAGAAATAATACCCTGGCAAGCTCGAAACCAGGACAACCTAGACTATCTGAGAGAGGAGCTACAACGGCTTAAGGCTAAAAAGTGGGACGTACGTATCCTTAACCGTAAGCTGAGAATTAAACAGCAACGACGACAAATTAAACTAGTGAGGTTTATAAATGAGTAGAACGCATACCCCCAACGCCCATAAATCCCGGATGGTCTTTTTACCCCAAAAGCCCTATGATATAGAGGCGCGGGACGGCCTTAAGTGTACCGCTTGCGGAATGATTAATACTACCCGTATGGATGAATTTAGCCTACACTGTAGCGACTGTAATACCGTCTTTAGTACGGGTCTATATATCCAGGTCTACGGCTACCCCAGTAGACAACCGCACAAATAACCCCCTGAGGCCTGGGGGCTTAGTTACCTGGTCCCTCTACGGAGGGGTCGCCCTCAGGTCTCTAATCCTAATTATATGCCTAATATAGAATTATCTAACGAGGATAATATGGTCCTTATGGGGAGATACCCCGATAAATATTTTGACCTAAGCATAGTAGACCCCCCCTATGGTATAGGTATGGACGGTGGCAACGTAGGATATAAAGGCTATAATAATTTTAAAAAAAAGGTCTGGGATAACAAACCACCGCCCGATGATTATTTTAAGGAGTTGTTTAGGGTTAGTAAAAACCAGATAATTTGGGGGGGTAATTATTTTTATTTGCCCCCGACCAGATGTTTTCTCGTATGGGATAAAGGGGAGGGCTTTTATAATAGGACTTACGCCGAATGTGAATTAGCCTGGACCTCTTTTGATAAAAATACAGTTAAATATAAATATAACCCATTGGCTAAGGGAGACTATAAGGGTAAAATACACCCCTGTCAAAAGCCGGTTAGTTTGTATAAGTGGATATTAATTAATTATGCAAAGGATAAATATAAAATCCTAGACACTCACCTGGGGAGCGGGACTATTGCTATAGCTTGCCATGAGTTGGGGTACGATCTAATAGCTTGCGAGGCTGATACAGAATACTACGAGGCCGCAATTAAGAAATTACAGATATATAAAAACCAAATGAGTATATTTTAGTTTACTGTAAATATTAATACTGGATACCGATTTAATCTAAATTATATATTATTGCGTGACTAGAATAGTAACGCTAACCCCTAAGGCAAATACCCAGCCTGGCCAAAGCATAGGCCAGAACGATAAGCACAAAATACGGCGCGGTATACATGGCAAAGCCTCCCTATACCCCGACTAAAAAGCATATTAAGACAGTCGAAACCCTGGCGGGTAATGGCTGTACTGAAAACGAAATAGCTAAAGCCTTAGGAATTAGCCGTACTACTTTTTTTAAGAATAAGCGAACATTCGCGGACGCTATAAAAAGGGGTCGAGAAAACTTTTGGGACGACACAGTATTAGAGGATATAGAGAGTATAGGGCTAAAGCGCTTAGTCCTGGGCCACCATTATACGGAAACTACCTACGATCAAAAGGTAGATATGTACGGGGTAAAACATGATACCATTAAAAAGGTCCATAAATACGTTATGCCTAACCCCGCCTCGGTATTTTTCGCGCTATGTAATCAAAAGCCCGACCGATGGAAAAACATAAATGAACCAAGCTCTGGCCCGAGAATTACTAAAGACCTCGTCGGGGATATTGCCGCCGGTCTTACTACCCTTGACGCCTCTACAGTCCCACTTCCTCCGAAACCGCCGGACCCTATATCCCCAGGCCCACCGGTTCCAAATACTCAGCGCCGCTCGCCGGTCAAGAAAAACTCTACTGGGAAAAAGGCGCCTATTTTACGAGGCGATAGAAAACGCAAACCATAAATATTTCGCCGCCGCGCCTATTCGTAAACAGGCTAAACAGATATTTTGGAAAGACCTTAAGCAGTATTTTAAAATGTTTACCGTCGGGCGCCCCTCCGAATCTGACCTAATTATTACCCTATTTAACGGTACAGAGGTCCACGTTATAGGCCTAGACCGCCCGGAGAGGGTAGAGGGCCAGCCCTGGAACGGTTGTATTATTACAGAATTCGCAAATATTAAGCCTATGGCCTGGGCTGAAAATATCCGCCCCGCGCTATCCGATACTGACGCCTGGGCTATCCTGGAGGGAGTCCCTGAGGGCCGGGATCATTATTACACTATGGCCAAGACTAACGCCGGGGGCCTTATACCGCCCACCCTACCGTATTACGGAGCTTTTGGGACTAATCCAGAGGACCCGGAGGTATGTTTTTACTCCTGGCACAGCGCCGACGTTTTACCAGCAAAAGAGATTGAGGCCCTTAAGAGGGTCACGGACCCCCGGACTTTCCGCCAGGAATACGAGGGGAGCTTTGAGGGTTACGAGGGGCTACTTTATTACGCTTTCGGACCGGAAAACGAGGACGCCGAGAAAACTATCCGGGAGCCGGATAAGCCCGTTATTTTATCCTGCGATTTTAATAAGAGCCCTATGGTATGGGAGGTAGGCCAGCTAACTAAAGCCATGCAGGGCGGACGGGAATTTAAAGCGCTTAAGATTATCCAAGAGATTTCTATACCCATGTTTGCCAAAACCCCCGCCGCCGTACGCCTGTTTATCGATTATATGGAGGACCACCGGAATAAGAAAGTAATTCTAACCGGTGACGCCTCGGGACAATGGGAGGGACATAAGGACCACTCTACGGACTATGTAATTATCCGGGACGCCCTACAGGAGGCCGGTTTTAAGGTCGTTATGAAAGTCCCCTCCCATAATCCCAGCGTAAATAACAGAGTTAACATAGTTAATTCACTTTGTAAAACCCCCTCGGGCCTAATCCGTTTATGGGTCGTACCTACGGCCACCTACTTACTCGACGACCTCCGGGAGAATGAGGGCGACGATAAAGGGGGAAAAAATAAAGAGGACGACGAGCGTACGCATGGATCGGACGGCCTGGACGGTATGGCCTGGTTAGAATTCGCGGCCGAGTTTTATAAAACGAAAGGTAAATAAATGAGTGTTACTATTTGGCAATTAAACAATCTCCACGCCCGTAAGGAAATGGACTCAGCCGCCCAAGACCGGGCGCAGATAAGAGATATTTTTTACGATATGGATACCGGCTGGATTAGGTCCCTTTTACTCCAGGACCTCGGCCGCTATTACGACAATAAAGATATTAGCTACATGAAATTGATTTCCCTGGACTTTTTTATCCCGGCTTTCCTGGATCGTATTAGCAACGTATACGACGAGCCCCCGGTAATTAAGGCCCTGGACGCTAAAGGAAAACTGGACAAAGATAATAAAGAGCTTGTCAAGGTCCGGGAACTACTTAACGAGGTTAAATACGCTACCAGGTTTAACGAAAACCAGGAGCGGACGATCCTACATAATACTATCATGGTCCAGGCCAGGTATTATAAGGAATTGGACCGTATATATATCCAGAACGGTTTTAATATGGGAAATACCAAAGTCCAGCCCTACCCCGGATTTATTGAGGAGGCCGCGATCGTAGCCTATGAGAGCTACGACGATATGGAGGAAAAAACCTGGATAGTATGGGACCGCCACAATAAACAAGTATTCCAGGCTAAGGGAGACCTTAAGTACGAGCCGGTAAGTAGACAAATGTTATGCGACGCTAAAAGGGCTGTAGGAAAAAATAAGGACTTTGTCCCTCCGGGGGAAATATGGCCCTGGGTTAAGTACCAATACCGCAACGACCCCGCCGATTTTTGGGGGTCCGGTATCGACTCAGTTATAGAGCTTATCCGCGCCGCTAATATACTGCTAACGGTAGCCCAGGACGACAGTATCCAGGAAACTATCCGTATACTGTTTATGAATTTCGACCCTGCGGGAAATAAGGGGGATAAGGGGCAATTAAAGGTAGGTCTCCGTAACCCGGTATTTAAAGAGCAAACCCTACCAGGCGCCGAGAATAAAATGGAGGCTAAAATCCTAACGGCGGACCTCTATAACGAGGAAATACTTACCCTGGTAGAAAAGCTCTCTGATATACTGGGCTCTATGTATAACGTCCCCTCGGTACTAAAAACCAATATGGAGCAGGACCTATCCGGGATAGCCTTACGCCTCCGTAAAGAGCCGATCCTCCAGCGCTGGAAAAAGGATATTAATAACTACCGTTATAGCGATATGGAGCTAATTACGGCCCTTGTAAAGGTCAATAATTACCATAGGGGCGCCGTGAATAAAGGGGGGACCGCCCAGCTTACCGGTAAACAGATCGACGAAAAGGTACTGGAGAGCCTGGTAATCGATTATATGGAGCCTCAGATCGTAACCGACGAAAAAGAGGAGTACGAATTAGAACAATCGAAATGGAAAGACGGGACCAGTAATCCGATCGAATGGGTATTGCGAGAACACCCGGATTTTTACGGGGATCGGGATATAGCCCTAGCCTACATAGAGGAAAACCGAAAACTCCTAAAGGACCTGGGTATTATAGCAGAGTCTCAGGGCTTACTCGGCAATATGAGAACGTCTAAACGTAATGCCGAACCGGATAAATAAGCATTTAGACGCGGTCGAGAAAATCCAGGAGTCAATCCGCGACGACGCGGACGCTATACTCCGGGAGTTTGACCTAGACCGCTTTTTCGCGGACGGGGAAAAGTACCTGGTAGAGATTGCCGACGCTTTCCTAGACGATCATTTACCGGAGCTAATCGCCGCCGCTAAAGAGGGCGAGCGTTTCGGTCTGGAAATCTTGGATAACCTGGAGCCTTAATATGACTATTGAAGCCCTGGCCATTATTAAGGCCTACGTAGATACTTTACTGGTAAGCGCCCACAACGCCAGGCTGTCAAAAATGACCATAGCCCAGGCCGCCCGCGACCCGCGCCTACTTACCCAGTTAAAGCTATATTTACTAAACCTTAAGGCCGCCCTCCGTAATGCCCGTTAAAACCCAGGTCGTTACCGATAATTTCGACGTTAAGAAAGCTATAAAATCCCTTAAAATAGCTGTCCCGATTATAGTAAACGACGCGGCGGATATTATCAAGTCCGATATAAGCGCCGGGATTGAATACGGACGGGATATTAACGGGAAACCATTTACTAAGCTCCAGCCGGCCACCATCAAAGCTAAACGCTCTAAGGGCTCAGAGTTTCCCCGGCGTATCCTCCATGATAAAGGGATAATGCAAAACTCCTACGTAAACCAAAGGGCTACAATCAAGGCCCCGGTAGCCGTACTAATTGCCCCTAAATCCAGGACTGATATAGGCCGTTATCATCACAAAGGGGAGGGTCATAATCCGGTCCGGGAGTGGTTTGGTATATCTAAAACCGCGCATAAAAATATAGATAATAGCTTAAGAGCCTGGGTCCTTAAAATAATCAAATCCGGCTGGGGACGTAAGTAAATGGCCTCTATTAAAACCTATATGGATACGGAGGCTATGAAAGTAATTGTAGGCGCCGAACTAGAGGAGACTATTACCAAATTTCTAGCGGAGTACGATAAGACCGTAACCAGGTTAACCGCCGCAGGGATGCCGCCTACCCAGGTACGTAAAATTATAGAGAATGATTTACGCGGAGGGGGTCGCCTGTTCGGTCAACTTAAAAACGGGATCGGGGGAGGCGTAGGACGCGGAGCCGGGGATATATCCGGGGAGGTCTCCGAAAAGGTCCAGGCCAAGAAAACTAAAAAATTTAAATGGATAACCGTATCCGTAAAACCCTGTCCCGATTGCGAGCCTAGACATAACCGCGTAGAGACTATGAAAGTATGGCGGACGATCGGTAAGCCCCGGTCCGGTTTTAGTGTCTGTCAAGGTTCCTGTAAATGTCGCCTGGTAGCTCAGAAATACAAAGGTAAGGTTAAGACCCCTATACGCCGCAGTAACTCCCATTTACGTAGCAATATGGCCGGCAAACATAAAAAACTAGCAGACGCCGAGGCCTGGGCTAATCATAATTACGATAATATCCAATTCGACTACAAAGGACTAGATTTAAACGGAATCAACCGTATTAATAAACAGTTTAAAATATTAGCTAAGGACTACCCGGAGGTAGCCGATCGGCTGGAGTACGTCGGGACTTTCCGTAATTACCAGGCCGCCGGTAAAACCAGGACTTTATCCTGGGAGGTTGAGAAATACACTCGTAAGAACTATCGCCACTGGACCGGAAAGCGTAGGGGCTGGGCCGCCGGCGCCGATCGGAGGGGGACCTCCATAGCCCTTAACCCTAGAGCTATGGGTAAGTCAAAGGAATTTATGGAGAGAAAAGCCCGCCAGGTAAAAGCGGGATTTCGCCCCGTAGGTTGTGATACTGTAGAAAGCACCCTTACCCATGAATTCGGCCACCAAGTAGAAAACTGGATAGATTCGCTCGGGGATAAAGTAGCCTTTAGGAGTTATTACTCCGTTACGGACCAAGTAGGGCTAGTAAAACACACTTTTAAGTATTTTAGGACCACTTGGGATAAACGAGTAGCCGAGAGGCACTTAGTAGGCGGGTACGCTGACTATAGCATAAGGGAAACCTGGGCGGAGGCTTTCGCTATGTTATACCATACCCAGGCGGAGTTATACCCTGCCTATACTAGGGCCGCCCGGACTTTTACGGAGGTATTATTAGATAGGTCTAAATGGGTAAGGGCTATAGACCACTTAGCCGAAATGCCCGCCGGTCCCGCTAGGGACGACTTAAGCGCTTTTTATAAAATAATCCGCGAGGAGCTAGGACTTCCGACCATAGGGTCCCCGCTATAGGAGTAGAAAAATGCCACAAGGAGAAATGCCAGTATGCTACACCTGTTTAAGATTTTGGAAATTAAGCCACGACACTATTAAATGTGACGCCTACCCTAACGGTATCCCTATATCTATTAGTATGAGCGGCGATTTACATAACGAAAAAGTCCCCGGGGATCATGGCCTCCAGTACGAAAAAGGGACCCCTCAGGACCGCGAATAACTACTGTAAATATTCACTATTGCATAATCTTAATTACAGGCTATAATATTCTTATATGGATAAAGTAAATTCCGCAGAACTTAAAAAACTCCTCCAGGCCGTCTATTCTAAAGTAACTGGATTCGACGCCGCCCAGGAGGTCCTTACCGTCCTAAAGCAAGTGGAGGCAGGGGTAATAGAACAGGGTAAACAAGTCGTAACGTTATCGGCTGAAAATAAAAATAGGCGACTCTCTGAGGATGCACTAACTACTCAGTTAACCACCGCCGCCGAGGCTAACGCTACCCTGACCACCGACCTAGCCACCGCTAACAAAACGATAAGCGAGTCCGATCCCGTCGGACTCCAGGCTACGATTACCGCGCTCCAGGAAAAAGAAGTAACCTGGACTAAAGAGCGGTCCGACCGGGCTAAAATCCGGCTGGAGACAATCGCTAAACACCCCAGTTTTAAAGCACTCCAGGAAAAAGGCTTATTTAAAGGTATCACCGTAAAAGACGATAAAGTCGAATTTGCGGAGGACCTTAAGCCCGAAAATATCCTGGAAATGGGAGTGAAAGCCGAGGAGTATACGGGTTTAGGAATTTTTGGCCAGGTCACTAAATTGGATACCCCCCAAGACCGGCGCTTAAATCCTACAGGCAAAGAAGTAGAGGTAGTCGATAGGTCTACCTTAGCCGAAAAACTTTCTACCGGTCTAAAAGAGTATCCTTAATTATTTGATTAACTAAATAATTTAGGAGGTCTATCATGGCCGGAATCTTAGCGGCGGACTTACAGTACGTCCTTAACACTATACCCCTCTCGGACTATCAGAAAGCATTTGGATTAGACGAGACTTTCGTTAATCTAGTAGGCGGGCTCAAACCTGGGCCTGGCCGTATTCAAATTCCTTTTCATTATGCGGGTAACACTACCGCCGGCTCGTTTATCGAGGGCGACGATTTAAGTACCGCCGGAAAACAGAGTCGTAGGATGCTGGCTTTTGATTATAAACGTATCTACGTAACCGCCGGAGTCGATGGTCTCCAGGAGGCGATTGCTAATAATGGCGGAATCGTAGGTATTAACGACTTACTTAACTCCGAAGTTATGCGGGCCGTCGAGGACCTTATGGATGAGCTTAATACCCAGGCTCTTAGTGACGGGACCGGTAACTCCAGCGCGGACGTTTCCGGCGTCCAGTTCCAAATCGCGGACGATAATACCTGGGGCGGTCTGGCCAGAGCGTCCTACGCCTGGCTCCAGGCTTACCAAAACGATAACGGCGGCGAGGATCGGGCCTTAACCGAGGAGCTTATGAGAACGATCCATAATACCCTCGTAGATACCCGCAAGTCCAAGTATAACGCTATATTATGCGGGTCCGATATATACGACGCCTACGAGGACCTTATGGGCGATCGTAAGCGCTATATCGATATGAAAGTCGGCGATATTTCATTTAAAGGCCTGTCCTTTAAACAGCGCCCGCTTATCAGTATACCGGGTTACGCCGCTAACCGTATGGATTGGATACGTAAGGGCGACCTAGTCCTTAAGTATTTACCTATCCAATCGGTCGACAACAAAAACCGGGTAGTCAAGGGGCCGTTTAAGGTTGAGGAAGTGGCCAAGACTTCGGACGATACATATTTTAATATTATCATGTATCCGCAGTTAGTCTGTCTCAATCCCTGGAAACAGGCCACCTTAAAAGACGTAGAATAATTGGTTGATTCGGGGCCGGGTTTTATTCCTTTTGCCCGGTCCCTCCCAGTTATGCCGACTAACAACCATTTACTAAATTTTCGACAATAACCGGAGGATAATAATGAAATTCATTAAATCCATATTGCTTTTAGCCCTGTTTTCCTTGATCCTGGTAGGTCCAGTAAACGCGGGGGATTTCGACATAGTTACCGGCTTATGGGACGGGGTGGCTACCTCGACCCTGGTAACGGACGGTAAGGATACGACCGATACTATTACCTTAACCCGCAAAGTTAAGGGCCGGCTCCAGTACCCCGATCGGCTCTCGTTTAGTATGCGAGCCACCGAGGCCACCGGAGATACGACCCAGCTAGTCCTAGCTTTAGATTTAAGTAACGACGGGACATACTGGTACAGTTACGGGACCCTGGCGACCATTTCCAGCCTTACGGGAGACAATACCACCACAGTAGCCGAAAAAGTCCTTAAGGACCGCAACGAGAGCGCTGTAGCTAGTATAGCGGACGTAGTCACTATGGCCCAGGTTGAGACCTGGACATATGCTTACCCGGATAGTTCCGACTCCCTACAGGTAGCTAGTACGCTATTATCGGGGACTAATACCCACGCCATAACGCCGACTTACGATAGCGAGTACCCGATATACAAATACGCTCGGGTTCGAGCTACCAAGACAACGGACGGCGATACTCTTACGGTGAAAGTCTACGTAGTCAAAACCTTTTATTAATCCCTAAATCAGAGAGGAGTCTCTATATGAAAGGATCATTTACGCAAGCTATGAAACTGGGCGAGCCGGAACGGACCAAGTTTATAGCTAAGGAAATTAGCCTGACTAAAACCTACCCGGTTGTTAATCCGGGCGCCGCTATTCCGGTAATGTACCAGGGCGAAAAGTTAGTCGTAGAGCCAGGGGTCCAGGAATACCCGGACCAGTTCGCTTACTACCTGCTTTGTAAGTTTAATTTCCTTAAATCCCCGTTCGATAAATCGAAGAAAACTTTACATGACGGCCGGGAGCCGCTCCCAGGAGAGCCCCAGGCTGAGGTAAAACCCGATTTTATCGAGACATTTCCCGAGGTAATCCCGGACTACGACGATATTACGGCCAATGAGTTAAAAGCCTGGTTGAAATATCTGGATACAGAGGTCCCGGAAAAAGCCACGAAAAAAGCCCTTTACGAACAACTGGAAGCCCTGGGGAAATCCGAGGACGAGCCCGAGGGCTAAATGTCTATTCTGTCTAATATCACGGTAGAGACCGCTACCCTCCAGGCCATTAAAAAGGATATAGCTGATTATCTTTTTAGCCAAGAGAGCCAAACAGATTTTAGCGACCAAATTACCCAGGCTAAACGGATCGTTTACCGTGATATTAAGGCGGATTATAAGCGTAAAAATCCATTGTATAGCGACGCCGAGCTAGAGACTGATTTAGATACGGTTAAGGACTACCCTAGCGCCCCTCTCCAGGAAAAAGTAGCCTATCATTCCCTCGCTCTTATTATGTTTGCTAACGAGGACGAAATACTAGGGGCTTACTATAAGAGTATAGCGGAGTCTGTACCGGCTGAATATTATACCGATATAGACGCGGACTCGATTATCGATACGGACGAGGAGGGGATAGCCCCCAGGGCTACGCTCGGTAGATAATGGCCGACACTAGACTACAGAATTTATCTACAGCTATTCAGACTAGCTTATCCAACTATACTTATTACCCCGCTAGCGAATGGTTTAACCCCGAGGTCGGGATGATTCCTAAAGCCCGCCTAGACGACGGATATAACCTTAGCTTTGAGTCTGATTTATCGGAGTTCGAGGACAGGGTAGTAAACCGGGTACGGGTCGAAATTCAATTCGCTATGAACCCTAAAAAAGACCTTTACCTGGCCGCAATCGAGGACATTGTTACCGCCGTCGCTGGGTTAAAAAATATTAGTTTTACCGGTAAGAAAAGGATTAGGATAACCGAGGAGATTTGGACCACGACCCTAATATCTGAAAAATTATTATTATTAACATTCCCCGAAGTTTACTTCGAGATTGGAGCGTAAACAATGGCTATAGACTTAACTAAGGTATTTTTCGGCCCCTTTAATATGGTTATAACCGGCGGAGCCGGTTTTACTGTTAACGGACTTAAGGAGGACGCTGTAGCGGTTAACATCGAATCTAAACGCGGGTCCAGGGAACTAGAGGACGGCGACGAAAAACACTGGCTAACTGGCCGGCTCGGAAATATCGAGGTAACGATCGACGAGCTTAGTACGACCGACGCCGCCCTTATTGAGGCCGGGACTTCCGTAGCTTTTACCTTTACCGAACAGTCCGACGTTATTACTATGGCCATAGAAAAGGCTTTCGTAGATATTGAAAACGGCCGTACTAAAATTACATTCATTAAGGCCGCCGGCGTAGGATCGGCCCTTAGTGATATTATTACCATAACTTAACGGAGGTTAGTAATGGGTTTAACAGATACTAAAATTACGTTTTTCGGGCCTTTTGACCTGGAGCTACTGGTTAGTCCCGCTACCTCCCAGTATGCCCGCGCAGGGCTAAAAGAGGACGCTATAGTTATCAATATGCCTACAGCCGTAGGCGAGCGGGAAATGGCGGACGGTAAAAAAGTCCGCTGGGTTAATGGCCGGGATATTGTTATCGAGTTTTTCCTGTCCGAAATCGACCCTACCGCCGCTACCGGCGATATGGCCAAGATTGAATTAGCCGACTTAATGACTATAGATTTTCTGGAGGCTAACGACGCGAGCGACATTCTTACCGTAACCGCCCTAGATAAGGTTATAGTCGACGTCGAGGCCGGCCGGATGAAAATAACCGTATACAAATCCGGGGACCTGTCTAAGGGCTGGTCTGATTTAATTAGTCTAGCTTAGAGGGAGATTATGACTAAGAAAAAAAGTACTAAAATCGAAATGGTCGCTATGGTTAATAAACACGGCGACGCCCGCCTGGTATATCCAGAGGACGTAAAACACCGGCGCGGTATTGGCTGGAAATCTCCGCCTAAACCTAAAACCAAATAGGGGGAAATATGCCTGGCCGTAAGACCGGACTAACCTCGCGGGACTATATCCAGATCGTCGTTAATGTTATTATGATCCTGGGGATATTTCTAGGCTTTAAGGCCTCCGCTACCAGCCATATAGGTAACGAGGTCATACACCTGGCCCAGGAACAGGTCTTTACAGTGAAAGCAAGCGCTGAATATCTGGCCAAAGCTCCGGCCGAGCGCCTGGTAAAAATGGAAACGAAATTAATAGCGATCGAGAAAAGCCAAACAGTAAACGGCAAAAAGCTCGACGCTATACTTTTAAAAATGAAAGAGAGAGGTTAATTATGGAGTGGATATTAGCATTAATCGGCGGAGTCTCTGGACTTTGCTTAATCCTTAACCGGATCGTTAAGAAAAAACTAACCCCCGAGGTTCTAGCTAAGTGGGATATTAAGGTAGTCAACTTTTCCCATACTAAAGCCCAGCCCGTAGGATACTGGTTAGGCCGTATATGTACGTTAAACGTGACTAAATGGCCGTTTGTCGGCGTTATTTGGGAAAACGTAGTCGAGCCCTGGGTTATTATTTTCTTGCGATTAGGCGCTAAATACGCCGCTCAGATTTTTAAGGACATTATCGCCGTAGGTATTCCGAACGGATTACTAAGCGATAACGCCCAGCCGCCTAAACCCGAGGAGTAAATTTATGAGTGAAAAAGCCTTAGCCACGATCCAGACAGTAACCGCCGGATACGTAGACCTGGCTAACTCTGCTATGCGGACGCCGCTTAACGGGACCTTTTCCTATGTTATCCAGGCCACCGTCCAGGACATTAAATTTAAAATTAAGTGTAGTAACGACGGCGATAACTGGGCCGACGATACCCCGGAAACCGACCTGGTAGCCGGAGAGTCCGCTTACGAGGCCGGCCCGGCTTTTGCCCTGTACTATAAAGTACAGATCATTAAGGGCGCTGTAGCCGGCGGAAAAGTCACCGCTCAGGGTTACGCTAAATAATGATTCGTATATCTATAAGGCTAGGGGTTTTTCTGGCTGTAGCCAGGCGCTTAAGAGTATGGAGTAAGCACTTAAAATTTCGCTCTAAAGACCTGGGCTAATAGCCCCCAGCCAGGGAGGTAAATAGTGGACGTAAAGAGTTTCGAGTTAAGCTCTAGCCTAGTCCGATCGAGTTATAAGTCAATCAGTACGGACCCCTTTACGGGTAAAGTTTCCGTTACTTTCGGAGTTATTTACCCTACTATAGGTAACTGGCAATTAGCTACATTTCAGTATTATGATGGTTCCTGGAAGTCCTGCACAATTCACGCCGATAGCGCCGTCCAGGACGCTACTAATTATAACGCTACCCACAAAGAAAAGGATTTCGTAATTATATGGGACGCCGTCGAGGACCTTACCCTAGTAGCTCACACCGCCCTAGAGGTCCGGCTATCGATCCAGGACGCGGACGCGGCGGCAGACGATTACGACCTAGCGGCCAGTACTAGCGAGGCGTTTAATTTAGATTTACTCCCTAAGGTAGATAAGGCGGCCGGCCCTACCGCTTACCAAAAGGATACTACCCCCGATTTTATAGTAGAGGTCCCCAGTTCCGTAGTCCCCTCCAATATGCACTTTATATTGAAAATCGCTACAGACGAGGCCTTAACGGCTAACCTTATTACGGTAGACTCCTCGGGCGACCTAACCGGCTGGAGCTTTGAAATAGAGGGGAGCTACGAGGATATGTTAGCGCCTGGCTGTCCCGATAAATCCGTACTGGTAGAGAACGCTAGATTAAAATATATTAAGCAAGGGGCCTTGACCCCCCAGGATATATATTACTGGCAAATGTATGTAAAAACGGCTACTAAAAAAGCCGGGGGCGTAGGATCAATAAGCCTAGCTCCTGGAGTTATGGACGGATACCCGGTAAACTATTAATGGATATAAAGGAAATAAATAGTTTTGTTATATTCAGATCCATTTCAGAATTACAACAAAGTAATAAAGAGGTTATAATATGAGAAAATACTTAGTAGTTTTCTTAATAATTGGTTTACTATTTGGCCTGGGCGGCGAGGATCGAACAACTACCGCCGTAAGCGCTTTCTATAAATCCTGGCTACAGCTTACCGGGACCAGTAACGATACAATCGTAGCGGTTGCTACCCGCGTCCAGGACGGAGCCGGGTATTACGCCCCCTTTTCCCTGGGGACCGACTCCCTGGTAGTTCATGGCTACACGGTACTCGAAAAGAAATTAACTGTAATCGGCGGCCAGGCGTTAAGCTCCGATTTTGAAAAAGCTAGCCTAGTAGATAATACCGCTACGCTTGTTTTTAGCGTCCGAACTACAAACGAAGCCGGCGACGTAGACGGCGGGGCCTGGGCGTTAAAAATATTTGCTCTTGGTAGCCATAACGCCGCGCCCTCAGCTAAGGGCGCCGGTATGTCGGTAGTTGCTCACCTGGCCCACGCTAACGACGACGGGGGGACTCCTGGGACGAGCGCCGTAACTGAAATAAGCCAAAGCGCGGTAGGGGCCTCGGCCGCAGGAACTAAAACCGTAGACGGGATAGTAATAACGGCCGTTGAAACGAGTAATTACCAAACTGATATAAAATTCGCGGTTGATTTGGCCGGTAGCGAGGTAGGTACTGGCGAGGTCGTCGCTTTCACTGAATTGGCCTGGTATGGATATACTACGGCGCCCACTCACGTACAAGAATAAAGGGTAATAAAATGAGAAAACTATTAAGCATTATTTTACTAATTACTGGCCTGGTATTCGCTCAGTCCGGGGACGATCGGACGACGACCGCCGTAAGCGCTTTCTATAAATCCTGGCTACAGCTAACCGGGACCTCTAATAATACGATCGGGGCTACCCTGGTAAGGGTCCAGGACGGCCGGGGGTATTACGCCCCGTTTAGCTTATCTACGAGTACTTTCCAGGTAAACGGTATCCTAGACGTTACGGGGACAACTGTACTCGACTCGCTAGATGTTAGAATTATTACGGCTGATACTCTGGAAGTGGCTGACTTATTTCAAGTAAGCGACCATTGGAATATTGCTGGAACTGCCCTGACTTCCCTAACCGACAATAACACTACCTTTACGGCTTATGCTGGTAAGGCTATTGTGATTGAATCAGTA